ATTCCCTCAATGAACAATGAAAGACTTGAAGTGATTGATGTTGATACAGAAACGAAAGACACAAGCTCTTTCTTTAAAGACTACAACGAAGGTGTTAGTGTGTCTGTTTCAGACAGACGCATCAACAAAGCCACAATGGAACGCTATGGTGTTGTTCGCAGTGGTGGCTATTACTACTTCCCCTATTACGACAGCAATTCCCAACTGGTGGCAGCTAAGCGTAGAGAGGTGAAGGATAAGAAGTTTACGACAGTGGGTGGGTGGAGCAAGGGTACTCTGTTTGGACAGAACCTGTACCCATCTAATGGTAAATACCTCACCATCACTGAAGGTGAGTTTGATGCACTGGCTGCATACCAATTGACAGGCAGTAAATATCCTGTCGTGTCTATACGCACAGGTGCAGGTAGTGCATTGAAGGATGCCAAGGCCAACTATGAATACATCAATAGCTTTGAAACTGTGGTGCTTTGCTTTGATGGTGATGAGGCAGGGCAGAAGGCAGCAAAGGAAGTTGCTGAATTGTTTGGCAGTAAGTGCAAGATATTTAAACCTGATCCATCATACAAGGATGCATGTGAGTGGCTTGCTGAAAGCAAGGAAGCTGCATTCGTATCCCGTTGGTGGGCAGCAGAGCCATTCGTACCTGATGGAATTGTTAGTGGCACTGGGTTGTGGGAGTTGGTATCTAAACCAATGGAAGCAGCAGACTGTTTCTATCCTTGGAAGGGACTGAATGATATTACCTACGGCATCAGAGCAGGTGAACTGGTTACATTCACAGCAGGTAGTGGCTTAGGTAAGAGTCAAACCCTAAGGGAAATTGTTTGGCACTTGTTACAGAACTGTGATGACAGCATTGGCTTGATGTTTCTTGAAGAGAGTGTGAGAAAGACTGGCCTATCTATGATGAGCCTCGCTGCTGATACACCCCTGCACCTGCCTACATCTATGGTGTCTGATGCCATACGCAAGGACGCATTTGAAAAGACACTAGGCACTGGACGCTTGTACTTCTTTGATCACTTTGGAAGTACAGCCATTGAGAACATTGTCAATCGTGTGAAGTATATGGCTAAGGGACTGGGCTGTAAGTATGTATTTCTAGACCACCTAAGCATCATCGTATCTAGTCAGGACAATGGTGATGAGCGTAAGGCCATTGATGAAATTATGACCAAGCTTCGCATGCTTGTGCAGGAAACTAACATTGCTCTTATCATTGTTAGCCACCTCAAGCGTCCATCAGACAAGGGACACGAAGAAGGTGCAGCCACTAGTTTAGCTCAGCTAAGGGGTAGTGCAGCCATTGCACAGCTTAGTGATATGGTGGTATCTCTTGAGAGGAATGGTCAGGCTGATGATCCCATTGAACGTAACACCACCAAGGTGAGGGTGTTGAAGAATAGATACAGTGGACAAACTGGTCCTGCTTGCAGCTTGCTTTATAACAAAGACACTGGCAGAATGTTTGAGATTGACGATACTATGGAAGGGATGATGCTATGAAACAGTGGGATGATCTTGATGATGCCATCATTGGACAAGCTTCCATATGGAATGGTAATAAGAGAGTGGAGGTCTTGGTCTACGATGCTGATAAGATTATTAAAGTATTTGTGGACAGAGATGGTATGTCTGAAGAGGAAGCTAATGAATACATTGTCTTCAACATTGAGGGTGCTTACATAGGAGAGGACACACCTGTATTGGTGTGGCAAAGATATGAGTGATACAGGGAAGGGCCATGCTCAGCGTCCCAAGTCAATAGCTGATGAGGAATGGGCATCAAGATGGAATGCCATCTTTGGTAGAGATTCATTAGAAGATTACAAACAGTCGGTAGATGTTAACAATCTCCGACAAAATGATAAGGATAAGGACGATGATCTTCTTAGACATAGAGACAAACCTGAAACATGACACCATATGGTTGTGTGTTACTAAGCACAACACCACTGGTGAGGTGAGGCACTGGCGGGAAGCCGACAGCTTGCAGCAATACTTAGAAGGTGAGCAAGTGGTGGGCCACAACATCATCGGCTTTGATGCTCCCATCCTGAAGAAGGTATGGGGTGTTGGCATTCCTGCCAACAGTCTGGTGGATACACTGGTGATGTCACGCCTATACAAGCCTGACATTGAGGTGGTGCTTCCTAAGGAAGGCAAAGCCCCTACTCCTCACAGTTTAGAGGCATGGGGCTACCGATTAGGCAGTCACAAGATTGGTTTCACTGACTTTGATGGTGGGTGGACACAAGAGATGGCTACTTATTGTGAACAAGATGTTCAACTTTTAGAAAAACTGTACAACTTTCTGACAACAACCATGACAAGGGAAGGGTTTTCCTTACAAAGCATTCAGCTTGAGCATGAAGTGGCACTGATCTGCCGTGGCATGGAAGACAATGGCTTCATGCTAGACATGCCTAAGGCTATGGCGTTGCATGCCATACTGAGTGGGCGTATGTCTGAGATTGAAGAGAGCATGCAGCAGGTGTTCCCTCCTATCATAGAGCAACGGATCTCTGAGAAGACAGGCAAGCAGCTTAAGGATAAGGTTACCATTTTTAATTCAGGCAGTAGGCAGCAGATTGCTGAGCGATTAGCAGGGCTTGGTGTTGTCTTTACAAAGAAGACAGACAAAGGTAATGTCATTGTTGACGAAGCTGTGCTTGAGAAGATTGACTTACCAGAAGCTAAGCTTGTAGCTGAATACTTAATGATTCAAAAGCGTGTATCTCAGATTAGTAGTTGGCTTGAGCTAGTTGCTGATGATGGCAGGGTACATGGTAGGGTTACTACCAATGGCGCAGTTACAGGAAGAGCGACACACAGCAGTCCTAACATGGCGCAGATCCCTGCCGTGGGTGGTCCATATGGTGCTGAGTGCAGAGAAGTGTGGACAGTGCCTAAGGGATATAAGCAGGTGGGTGTTGACCTGTCAGGCATTGAGCTACGCTGCTTAGGTCACTACCTCAATGACCAAGAGTGGATGGATGAGTTGCTTAAAGGAGACATTCACTGGTTCAATGCACAGAGCTTTGGCTTAGTTGACAAAGGCACTGTGAAGGACGATAACAATCCTGAGCATAAGAAGGCTAGGAATATTACCAAGACTCTCACCTATGGTGTGTTGTATGGTGCTGGTGCAGCCAAGGCGGGTTCGATTGTGGGTGGTAACAGTAGCAAAGGCAAGAAACTTATTGATAGTTTTATCAATAATACACCCGGCCTTTCTGCCCTGAAGAAGAAGATATCTAGGCTGATGGCTAAGGGGCATCTCCCTGCTTTAGATGGTAGGAGAGTGTGGGTTAGGTCTGAGCATGCAGCATTGAACACACTGCTGCAAAGTGCAGGTGCTATCGTAGCTAAACAATGGCTTGTTGAATCAACAAAGCTGTTGCAAGAGAAGGGAATAAATGCTAAACTGTTAGCGTTTGTTCATGACGAAACACAATGGGAAGTGAGAGAAGATCAGGCAGAGGAAGCAGCTAGGCTCATAGAGCAAGCAGCAACCAAAGCAGGAGAGGCTCTTAAGTTCCGTTGCCCAGTAGATGCCGAAGGAAAGATTGGCAACAACTGGCGTGAGTGCCACTGACGTTACTAGTGGGTTTTTATATTGGAGAAAATTATGACTGAAGAAAAGAAAGCTATTAAGCTTAAGGCTGATTTGTTCTGGTGTCAACACACTAAGATTAATGAGATGTCTGGTAAGTTCCAGTTGAACTTATGCAATCTGTCTGATGCTGCTGTTGAAGCATTGGAAGAGATGGGCATCAGTGTTCAGACTGGTGAAGATAAGAAGGCTGACATGGGCAGGTACATCACTTGCAAATCAGAGAAGCCTATGCGTGTCTTTGATACAGAGAACGATGAGATTACTGAAGCAATTGGTAATGGCAGCAAAGCCAAAGCCTTGGTGTCTTCATACTCTTGGACATACAAGAACAAGAAAGGTGTTAGCCCTTCATTGAAGAAGCTGGTTGTCACTGACTTGATTGAGTATGCTGCATCAAGTGGTATCAGTGCAGATGATGAGGATGTATTATGAACTTTAATATCACATTAAACTTGGACCAATTGAACTTGGTATTGGCAGCACTGTCTAAGCTTCCCTTTGAAGCTGTTAGTGAAACTATTGCACTAGTACGACAACAAGGTGCTGAGCAGATACAAGCTGCTGAAGCAGCTAAAGCTGTTGAAGACCAAGAAGTTGTTCACGAAGTGCAGTAATGAAAGCACTATTCGATAGCGACATCTTCGCTTATCGGGCAGCATCTGCATGTGAGGACGAAGACGAAGCAACGGCACAGCGAACACTGGATCGTTTAATTGTTGATGTCCTCATGTGTGGTGTTGATACTCTCTATCCTGATTGCTTCGTGGATAGTTGGAGCATGCACCTAACAGGGAAGAACAACTTCCGATACAAGATAGCTACCACTGTGCCTTACAAAGGCAACAGAGTTGACAAGCCTAAGCCTAAGCATCTAGCTTTCCTTAGAGACTATCTAGTAAAAGAATGGGGTGCTTCTATATCTGAAGGTGAAGAAGCCGATGACACCATTGCCATTGAAGCTACAAAGCTTGGTGACAATTGTGTCATTGTGTCTTTAGATAAAGACTTAGATCAGATTGTTGGTTGGCATTACAACTTCGTTAAACATCTAGGCTATTACATTAAACCAGAGGAAGCTCTGGTCAAGCTGTATACGCAGATGATTACTGGTGATGCTGCTGATAACATCAAAGGATTGTTCCGTGTTGGTCCAGTGAAAGCAGCCAAGATAATTGGGGACACAACAGATGAACTTGAGCTGTACAACAAAGTGTTGGAAGCTTATGAGGGTGATGCTGAGCGTGTGTTAGAGAATGCTCAGCTTCTTTTTCTACGAAGATATGAAGGACAGGTATGGACTCCTCCACAAGCTTAAAGCCAAACGACATTGCACTAATCCTCCGTCCTACTCTTGTGGATGGCGTGTATCAAAAGCACTTTCAAGTGTTAGTCAGTGGCTTTGGTCCACTCACTATCAGTGAAGATGATGTGAATAACCTGATTGGTATGGCTACCATATTGGCAGCAACTGTACAGTATATGGAAGAAGATGAAGAGCTTGCGAATAAGCTTGTTGAGTATTGCGGTAAGATGTTTGCTGATGTTGGTGACTTCTCTTACAACGCAGACCATGACAGCTTTGGTGATGGCAGCTTTACTATTAACACCAAGACAATTGGAGGCATCCAATGAACATAGATGACACACTAATACAACGAGGTGTTAGGTATGGCAACTACAAAGAAGATGTGTCTAGAGTTTCTCAAGCCCTAAAAGAAACCGTTAGGTCAGGTGCTGAATGGAAAGAGATGGATGATGATATGAAGGAAAGCCTTGATCTCATCTGTAACAAAATCTCTCGCATTGTTAATGGTGATCCTTGGTATCATGACTCATGGCATGACATCATTGGCTATGCTAGGTTGGTAGAAGAAAGACTGGAAAGATTATGATTGCTGTTGACATCCACTTAAAGGTTTTCTTTAAGCCTCAAGACCTACCCAATGTCTACTTAAATGAGGAAGTGCTGAGTGAAGCCATCACTGAAAACTTAACTGCTTCGTTGGAACGA